ATATTACTCGCCATCGGAGAAGGGCGATATAAGCTGTCTCGCCATGAGAAGCTTCTGGATACAGACAAACTTGCTGCGGCAAACCGCGACAACGCAACCATGATTGCCGAGATCAAAGCTTTGGTCGATGATGTGCACGAGTTGAAATCAGCAATGACAAATTTTAATACAAAGTATGATACTGGCATGGCTAGGCTTTGGACTTCGCTGGAAGATAGTAAGGAGCGTTTAGCGAAGTTAGAAGGCAAGATGAACTCTAGAGCATGATAGGACAAGTCATATTCTCGGCTGGTGAAATGGTCATCATAGTACTAGTTTTGATTAATATCTACCTAGTGGTAAAGGGAAAGTAAGTGCTCACATTATTAGGCTCACTATTAGGTTTTGGAACAAGTTTCTTGCCCAAGATCATGGACTATTTCCAAGACAAGTCAGACAAGAAACATGAGCTTGAAATAATGGTAAGACAAGCTGAAATCCAGCTTGATAAGACAGCAATAGATGCTAATATACGTGAAGTGGAGACTATCCATGAACATGACTCAAGTCTTGATGGCGCTCCTTGGGTCAATACTCTTAGGGCTAGCGTCCGTCCTATTATCACATACATGTTCTTCGCCGAGTTCGTTGTACTTACTGTCGCTGTGTGGGGAGGTTGGATTACTACCACTGAATACGCTTTGATCTGGAGTGGCGAGACACAAGCTTTGTGGGCGGCTATAGCTGCATTCTGGTTCGGTGGTCGGCAGTTTAGGAAGTGATAAATGACAAAGGTCTGGAGATTCTTAAACATTATGAGGGGTGTCGCCTCAACGTTTATCGCGATCCCATTGGCATACCTACTATTGGTTACGGCAGTACTTATGGTCTTGATTACACTCGTGTTAACATGGGCCATAGAACTATTACCGAGAGCGAAGCAACAGGACTCCTCATTAGGCAATGTCAGTGGTCTGAACGCAGCATTGCAAGACTGGTTAGAGTATCATTAACGAGTAACCAATGTAGTGCATTAATTTCGTTTGTTTATAATGTAGGAAGTGGGAACTTTCAGAGAAGTACAATGAGGATGAAGTTAAATAGAGAAGATCATATTGGCGCCGCCAGTGAATTTTGGAAGTGGCGCAGGGCGGGGGGTAGGATACTTAAAGGACTTGTGCGTCGGAGAAAAATAGAAAAACAATTATTTATGTTGGAGAATAACTAATGGTCCTGACTCGATTTCCAATTCCGGGCGGAGCTTCTGCAGATAAAACGGAATATTCTGAAGGCCCTCGTTGGGTCAACATGGATAAAGTACGTTTTCAACAAGGGCATCCGGAGAAAATTGGAGGCTGGACTAAAGACAGTTTATCCTTTACTGGCGTACCAAGTTCTGTTTTTGCCTGGCAAGATCTTTCTTTCAACCAGTTGCTTGCTGTAGCTACTAATACAAAACTTTATATTATTCTTAACAACACAAAATACGATATCACTCCAGTTGAAGATTCCGGCACCTTGGGAACTGATCCATTCACAACAGAAGCTTCCGGATCACCTATAGTTTTAGTGGCAGATGCGGCTCACGGTAGAGCAATTGGTGATTCAGTCAGGTTTACTGGCGCTCCTTCAACTATAGATGGCATTCCAGCTTCTGAATTTAATGCAGAACACTTAGTCACAACAGTTAATACTGCCAGTCAATATGAAATTACACTTACAACAAATGCTACTTCTGGAAGTACGGCTGGGGGTGGGAGTAGTGTTACTTATTCTTATGATATTTCAACTGCGTCATCTGTTTCTGCTCAAGGATTAGGTTGGGGAGCTTCAACTTGGGGCACAGTGAGAGCGTCTACAGGGGGTTGGGGTGACCCTGCAGCGACAACGGCATCGGGTATTGAAATTGATCCTGGTTTATGGAGTTTAGACTTATGGGGGGAAGATTTAGTTGCTACAAGAAGAGGTTCTGGAACGTACACGTGGGACGCTAGTACGGGTGTTGGTACGCGTGCTACATTAGTTTCAAATGCTCCAACTACTGGTCTTATTGGTATGGTTTCAAATCCAACTCGGCACCATATCGTTTTTGGAGCCCGTACAGGTTCCGCAACCGATCCTCTTTTAGTAGCTTGGTCGGATCAAGAAGATAACACAACTTGGGCAGCTTCAGCCACAAATGCTGCCGGCAATCAGCGTCTTCATTATGGAGATAAAATCGTAGCCGCTATACAAAGCCGAGACCAGATACTCGTTTTTACCAACCGGGCTGTGTTTGCAATGAATTGGTCAGGTCCTCCATTCACTTTTAGTTTTCGACCTCTAGCTATTAACACTACTATTATTGCCCAACATGCAGCTACTACATTAAACGGTATTGTGTGGTGGATGGGTAAAGATGATTTTTATGTATACGATGGTCAAGTTCGAACCTTAAATTGTCCGATTAGAGATTTGATTTATGATGATCTTAATCTGGACCTTAATGAGATTATCTTTACCGGTCTCAATACACAATTCACTGAGATTATGTTTCTATATCCTTCTCTAGCAGCCACAACTACTTGTGATAAATACGCCGGGTTTAATTATCTTTCCAACGAATGGTATTTTGGAACACTTGACCGATGTGTTTGGTTAGATGATATTTCTTATCTTAATAATCCACTAGCATTAAATGCTAGTGGTGAGCTTTATCAGCATGAGCAGGGCGTTGACGATGACACTTCTGCTATGTCTGCTTTTATTGAAAGTGGTGATGTTTTACGAGCCGTAGAAGGTGGTGAACTTGGTGCCGGGGATCGGTTGATATTATTAAGCAAACTCATACCTGATGCTGAAATTACAGGTATTCTAGACTTTAGTGTAAAAGTTCGGAAATACCCTCATGGAACTGAAACAACTAAGGGGCCATATGACGTCACCTCCGCTACTGAGCGACTTAGTTTTAGAGCTAAAGGTAGACAAGCTCGTATACGGCTTGCTTGTGATTCTATTGGTGATACATTTAAGTGGAGAGAACCACGTTTTGATATCACTGTGAGTGGTAAACGATGACTACACTTAAAGGTCCTAGTTTTATAAGATTGCCTAGATTGGAATTATTAAAAGACAGTTCTCCAAACACAGCTGAATTAAATGTGGAAAGACTTATTAGTTGGGCCAATACGACAGTGGACATTATGGAAGTGAACCTATTAATCCTTTCGCAAGCAGCTGAAACGGGCTATACTATTACAAACAAAACGGAAGATCGAGTTCTAGATTGCAATTCAACAAGTACAGCGGAATTGGCAGATGTAGTGGGAACTTTAATTGACGATCTTAAAGGAGTAGGAAGACTGGGTTAAAGGCCGAAAAGATGGGTATTAAAATAACACGGAAGAAGCTTAAACCTAAACCTGCTGGTGGATATGGTTGGTCTAAACATGTAAAGAGACGCAGTTTAGGACCAATGAGTAAAAAGAAACCCACGAAAAAGTCCAAATCTCGTCGGCGAGCTACGGTATAATGGTTAAAGCAACGCCTGAACAACACAAATCTCAGAATTTGTCGCAACGCAAAGCTTTGCATCGAGAATATCAGAGATGGGAGCGCAATTTTAATCGCAAAGCTCCAGCTATCAAGAAGAAGAAGAAAAAGTAATGGTCAGTTATCTGGACCTATATCAGCAACGGCAATTGCCTTCTAATATTGCATATGAAAGTTATGGCCGTCCAGCACTTCCTAGTCATCAATTTTTTCAACGCGACCCGTTAACAGGTGAGAACCGAATAGCTTATCAGCCCTTTACATCAGACCGAACGTTGAGAACGCCTGGTTCACCCGCCTCCCCGACAACGGGGATGGACTGGAAAAGTTTAGCAACACTTGCGGCAGCTCCTATTGGTTATGGACTTGGGGAATCAATTTATTCTGCTAACTTAATGAACCCCGGACTTGGATCAGTTGGAACGGGAGTTTCAAATTTTGTAACTGATTATATTACCAATCCTATTCAGAATTTAATTCCTGGCGGCACACCATCACCGCGCACTCCTAATCTTTCAGGTAGTTGGCAAGGACCGATGGGTGCTGGTTTGATGAGAGGGGTTGCTGGGCTAGCTGCAGGAGAAAGCCCAGGTAAAGCTATTAAACATGGCGGATTAACTTTTGCTGACGCAGGTATTGGCAACCTGGTTGGTGGTGATTTCGGTGGCATGGTTGGTAGTATACTCAGTAGCATATTTCGCGTTGTTTGTACAGAATTGCGACGACAAGATTTGATGGATAAAGCCTTATACAAATGGGATATTGAATTTACGCAAAAGAAATTGTCTGGACGAACAGTGGCCGGTTATCATGTGTGGGCGATTCCTTATGTTAGGGTTATGCGTCGAAAAGATATTTGGGGTCGGTTAGCTACAAATGCTATCAGGCCATTGATGGTGGCTCGTGCTTTAGAATGTGCGTATCAACTAGGTCATCGGAATAAGCCTCATTGGGGTGGTCGATTTGTTAGGTTGTTAGTTGAACCGATTTGCTGGTTGTTAGGCGGAATTGCACAAGATCGAAAGGAAGACTGCTATGCGCTATGGAGTGAGCGGCACAAGTAGTATACCAAGTTTGATGGGTCCAACACAACAATTGGCTCGTCAAGCTGGACCTCCCGGCGTAATGCCTGGTCCTGGAGGCCCTGGTCCTGGCCCCGTTCTCGGTCCAACAGGCCCCGGCCCTATTGGACCGCCTCAGATGGGGCCTCCAGGTGCTGGTCCTGGGATGCCTGTTGATCCTCGAGACCCTCGTCCACCGCAAGAGCCTATTCGGCAACAGCTTCTAGGAAGGCTTCAGACGTTTTCTCCTCCGGAACTTCAGATGTTGGATTCTATCATAACTCCAATGGCGGCTCCCATATTAATTAAACTATTACCTGAGCTTACCGATGTTATTGGAGAGATACTTAAATCAAATATGCAACAGGCTCAAGGTGGTCCAATGCCAGGGCCCGGTGGTCCAATGCCA